GAAACATTCGAAGGTGTTGCAAAGGTCGGTATCGAAGGTCTTGCAATCACTTCAACCATCTCAGTGAACGGTGTAGCAGCAGCTCTCCGTGACACAACAGGTGGCGCAACAGCTGCGGCAATCGAATACTAAAATTCGGTAGCCTAAAGTAATTAAGTCAAAACCCGAGCAGACACTTAGAAAGAAACAGGAGAAAACTAGAAATGGCGTTTAGAGGAATCTATCCAGCACCAGATTTGGTTCATGCACCATGTGGACTTCTAAGTGTCGCTCGGGTTATGACCCACACCACCGCAAATTACGATGAGCGTTGGGTTCGTGGTTTTAGTTACGAATTTGATTCACAACCAGAAGTAGAAGTATTTACAGTAAATGATGCAGCTGCTAGTGCAGTTGTAGGAACATCAACTCTTCCTCAGTTTAAAGAATATGATCCTTTCTTTATTCAAGTAACAGATACCCGTTCATATTTTGGTATTAATGGTGAGGATCGTTTTGCAACTGCTAGAAAGCAGTTAGAAGCAGCAACACAAAAGGCAATCGAGCTTGAACTTTGGGAAGGTAAAGCTGCAATTGCTGAAACAAACGGGAATGACTTTTTAAGGGAAACAGGAGTAGCAACCGTTGTAAATAGCGGTGCATTAGCTCCAGCAACAGCACTTATGCTGTTAGAACAAGCAGTTTCTTCATCACCAGCAGGTACAAACGGAGTCATTCACATGACCCGCGATGTTGCGTCGATCCTTGGATCACGCCTCATTTATTCACCTGCAGATGGAGGAAAGACAGGTAAAGCAATGACACGCTTAGGTACAGAAGTAGTCATTGGTTCTGGTTACACAGGAGCTGGTCGTCTTAGTGACGCCAACACCTCAGCATCTGCTTCAAATAAGTGGATGTTTGCAACTGGTCCTGTAGATGTACATCTAAGCAAAATTGAAATTGTGAACGAAAATCTTGGTCAAGGTGCAACTGTAAGTACGAACACAAATGACTTAACAGTCAGAGCGGTTCGTTCAGCTGCGGTATACTTTGATCCAAGCATCTTCTACACAGTTCGTCTAGCACTACCCACAACCTAGTAAGAAAAAACAAAGGAGAACACTGGAATGGCCACTCAGGACTATGCGGCTAGCGTCCAAGGTGTGGCGATCCGAGTCACGAGACTGGACGCCGCTGGCACTCTGCTCAATGGAGCAGGAGACAGCTACACCACCTCGGCGTTCCTTCGCACATCTTTCACCCCTGAATATGAAGAGGGTGACGAAATCGTTGAGAAGTCAGCAGACGGTACTGTATGCGTGTCATACAAAGCCCCTGACACACTCAAGCGCATCACAATGGAACTCGCAATTTGCGAACCAGATACAGAACTTTCACAACTAATCTCAGGCGGTTTGTTGCTTCGTAAGAACTTCGGTTCTTTCGCATCACCAAACAATAAGTCAGTCGGTTGGGCCGCACCTTCCGTTGGCGATGACCCTTCAGGCAACGGTGTTGCTCTTGAAGTATGGTCATTTGCTGTCGCAGATGGTCGCCGTGCTGCAACCAACCCATACTTCCACTGGGTTTTCCCATACGCAAAGCTTCGCCAAAGCGGAGACCGTGTAATTGAAAACGGAATGCTTGCAACTACATTCGAAGGCTACGGTCTTGGAAACGTAACATTCGGTTCAGGTCTAGATGGCCGCTGGGAGTATCCAGTAGCTTCTGAGCGTTCATACTCATATGCACGCACAGACTGGGCACCTTCAGGTCTTAAAGGCTTCTATCGCTGGTTTGACAACTCCACAAAGGTTGTAAACAACAAAGCCTTAACATCTAACATTGCAACTCTTACTACAAGCACAGCACATGGCTATGAAGTAGGACAGAGCGTAACTGTGAGCGGTGTAGATTCTACATTCAACGGTACTTTCACAATTACCGCTGTTCCAAGCACAACTACATTCCGTTATGCCAAGACCGCTGGCGATGTTGCATCAGCAGCAGTAAGCCCAGTCGGTTCAGTAATTCGTAATCGTGGATATCTTGCAGTGACAGATTTTACCTCACAAGGGTCAACATCTTCATACAACGTTCCAGGTAACGAAGATTACAACCAAGATCTACCAGTTGACTTTATCATTGCGTCAACCGAGGATCCAACCGCTTAATTCAAAAAGAAAGGCGGGCATTGAGCCGATGGTTTTTAAACTACGGTTTGTGCCCGCCTTCTTACTTAGAGACGAGGTGAGAGTGTGAGTAATCTTTGGGTAACACCAGAAGAGTTAGGTACATACGTCAACTCTGATTATGCATACGAAGCTTGTAAATCAGCCTCTTATCTTCTTTGGGGAATGTCTGGCCGCAAATTTAGCGGTGTAACAACAGTAACCGAGCGCTATGTATCTTCATACGATCCATATCTTCGCTCAGGCGGGTCAAGCCTAACTTACACACCAACTTTAGTAGATGGAAATGTTGTAAACATTGCATCAGGCGGTTTTAATCGCTATGCAGATGATGATTTTCAAGGTGATGGAACTTCTGCAAACTCCCGTGTTCTCCTTCGTGGTCGTAAGGTAGTTAAAGTACACACTCTTCGAGACCTTGATGGAAATATCATTGATCCAGATAAATATTATTTATCAGATCATTCAACAATTCTTGGAGTCCCAGGCTCAGGCTGGTCTCCTTCTCAAGTAGAAGTTACATACACATACGGAACTCCACCTCCTACAGCAGGTCGTGCTGCAGCCCGTGTCCTTGCTACAGAGCTTGTAAAGCTTTATGAGGATGACGATACCTGCGCTCTTCCACAGAGAGTTACATCTATTTCTCGTCAAGGTGTCTCATATACATTACTTGACAATCAAGATTTTATTGACGAACTTAAGACTGGCATCTATGCCATCGATCTTTTCCTTAAAACAGCTAACCCAGACAAGGCTCGTGCTCGCGCTCGCGTCTTTAGCCCAGACCAGCCTCGTGCTCGTCGTATTACTGGAGCATCACCTCTCTACCCACTTAGTGCATTTGATTTATATGCAACTGCAGATGGGACATCTAATCTTTATTATTTCTCAGAGATTAATGCAGACTTTCTTGATGGAAGCAATGCTTGGGTCATTCAAATAGATTTTTCTGATATCAATAGCAACACTACATCGACTATTGCAAATGCTGGCCCTATCGATAGAGTAGAAAATACAATAAGAGTAAGTGCAACTTACAAGCAAGTATTAGATGTAATAGGACCTCGTGACCCAGGAATTATGGATATGTATGCAGTGCGTCCAAGTCTTGCAAACCCAGCCGTCAACGAGATTGTTCCTCTAGTTTCAGGTAATATTATTATGCAGCTTGGTGAACGAACAGTCCCAATCTACACCGTGTAAATAAAGAAACTAAAAGACAAGAGGACATATGCCATTTAACGTAGACACAACAACAGTAAGTTCATCTGCTAAAAATTTAGCTAATTTAATGCAGTCTGTGTTAGATCAAGTTATTGCTCAGTACACTTCATATAGCATGCCTTTACCTGGCCGTCGTTATTGGACTTTAGGTTCTCCATCCGTAGACTGCGAGCAGGTAACAGTTTCTATGTTACAAATGTATTTAGGATCTCCTGGAGATGAAGCTACGGCTCCTCGCAGATGTAACGATCCTCGTTCAGTTACCTTATTAGTTCAAGTTGCTCGTGAGATTCCTACAGTTGGAATTAATGGAAGAGCACCTGCAGCAGATGCAATTCAAGACGGTGCAGAGATTTCTGCATATGACGCATGGATTCTGTTGGATAGCGCTGCCGAATTAGACCGATGGGAAACCAACGGTGGGTTCGGACTAGGCGTTATTGCAACAGTAGAAACCAACGCTCCTGAGGGTGGGTTTCAAGTAGTAACTATGACTATAACTTTGGCAGTTCCATAATGTCTAGAGTTAGAGTCAGAATTTACGACAATCGGTTAGATAAACTTATCAATGATCCTGATGGATCGGTAGGAAGATATCTTTCTGATAAAGGTGACCAGATTAGATCTATTGCTCGTAGCCGAGTAGGAGTTAGAACTGGTCGTTTAAAGGCAACAATACATAAAAGACATCTTAAAGATCCTAGAGGTCAATATATGTTAATTGGTAATGATGCCCCGTATGCGTACTATCATCACGAAGGAACTAGACCTAGGATAATTACTCCTACTACAGGCAGAGCTCTTCGTTTTGTATCCCGTGGTCAGGTTGTTTTTGCCCATCAAGTATTGCATAAAGGAAATAAGCCTAATAAATACTTATTAGACGCTCTAGAACAAGTACTATAATTAATACAACGACAGAAAAGGAAAACTGATGACAACACGATTTAAAGATTTTGGATCTGGTGGTAACTCTAATAAGGAACCAATCTCATTCAAACTCTATGAACAAGAGTTTTTATGCCATCCAGCACTACAAGGAAAAGTATTGCTAGATATGGCTTCAGCATCTGGATCACAAGACGCAGCTGCTTCAGCCAAAATTATGTACGACTTCTTTAAGGCAGCTATGCAGGAAGAAAGCTATGCAAAATTCCTAGCTGTCCTTGAAGACCCAAACACAATTGTTACAGTTGAGACCCTAGGAGAAATTGCTGGTTGGTTAACCGAGCAATACTCAGGCCGTCCCATATTGGGGCCAGAACAATCTGCGAGTGGGCAGTAGATATCTGGCCGTATGTTAACGGAAAAGCTTTAAGTCAAGGAATGAGATTGGAGGAGATGGAAATGTCTGAAATGTTAGATGTATTGCACTACTACATGGAAGAAGATTATAACGTCTCCACCCAAGAACAAATAGATTCTCGATCCAATGTGAGAAAAGTTATCTATAAAAATATGTACAACAGAGAGTACAAGTTCCCAACTGGGGACCAGAATAATAGTAACCGAGTCACGGCTAGTGGATTAGACCTTGATGATGTTGTACCAATAGACCCTCTAAAGGGGCCTACGAAGTCTTATGTCCCACCGACAGACTTTAATCCAGACTTAGTTAAACCTTTTGGAGACGTACTAGACGCTCCATTAGGCGAATAGTAAAAACATTAGGAGGTGACGGTACATGGCAATAGTTGGTAGTGCAGAGATAATTGTCCGTGCCGTCACCAACGGTGTTAAAGACGATATTCGTAAAGGTTTATCTGGCCTTGACGGTATTGGCGATGACGCTGGTAATAGTGTAGGAAACAGTTTTTCTAAAGGTTTTGCAAGAGGTTTTGGTAATAATGCTGGAGAACTTTTAGATGTTGGAAGAATTTTTAAAGAAGCA